AAATTTTCCTTGGCATCTAAGTTATTTTTAATGAGCAGCCTGTGGTACACGGAGCATCCTGTGAGCCAAATAACGGTTTTAATCACCGTTCAAGCAGTCTCTGACCATATTCTTGGGGAGTTCAACGCATAGTAGTGCGCTGTTTGCAAAGGCACGGCAGTTGTATGCCATAGCGGAAAGTCCCTTTTGCGTGGTGGACCAACCAAGCATTGAGACTAGCGTAGAGCAGGGAGGAGAAACAACCGGGATGGTCCCTCTAGGTCAAAATTGCCCGGTGAAAACGGGAGTAGATCCATTTATTGAACGTCTTCTCTTGGCTGTGGATTCAACCGGTCGATGCAACAGATTGGATAAATTTTTCAGCGGGTGTTTCGTAACGCGTTTTCCGCTATTTTGACGGCTTCGCAATGGCGCCGACGCGACGGTAAACGCGTTCAGTTATGTCACCCTTGGTATGTCCCAAGAGCAGGCTCGCCTCGCCGATGTCAGTAATTTCCGACGCGGCTTTTGGCCTGATGTCCCGAAACTGAAAGCTGCTGATTCTTCCAGCAAGCAGCATGTCGCCAGTCTCGATCGCCTCTTTCTTGGCCATTTCCCGGGCCTTATCCCAGCGGTCGCGAAGCATCTTGGCTGTCATACGCTTCCCACGCACACTCACAATCAGGTAACTCGAAACGTGCTGAGCGTTTCGCTCTGCGATTTTTGCGATCAGCATACCCAGGCTGTTTTCCGAACCGCTGGTAGTCATCTGGATACGCAGCTTCTTGTGCGTTTTGCTCTGCTGCACCATTAAATACCCCCCTTCGATATCATCCTTGCGCATGACTAGGACGTCGGCCGGCCGTTGCCCTGTCAGGTAGGCAAGGTCCATCGCATCTTTCAGCTCTTGAGCTGCTTTCTTGTAAACAGCATCCCAAACCGCATCGTTCGCGTAATAGTCCCGAGGCTTCTCCTTGTTCTTGCGTACACCCTGACAGGGATTTTCTTTGGAGGTCAGACCCCACTCACGTGCCATATTGAATACGTGAGAGAGCGTGGCTATTTCACGGTTGGCCCGGACCTTTGCAGTTCGAGCGTCTCGATAACCAGCGATCGTGGCCGGCGTGATTGAGTCGATGGGGGCATTGTCGAAAAGTGGTCGCAGCTGTTTGATCTCTGAAAGGTTGTCTCTCTGTGTGCGGAGCGCCTTCTTCGGGACAATGTCGCGAATATAGCGGTCAAAAATCCCCTTCATAGTCCGCAAGTCCAGTGGTATTTCCTTGGCTTCGAGTTCCGCCCACTTGAGCCTGGCTTGGTCGAGATCCTTGCCCAGTGGGATCGCCTTTCCTGTGGAGTCCAGGTAGTAATAGGCGATCCAGGTTTTCCCGCTCTTACGTGGCCGCGACCATTGATACATCCGAGGCGGCAAATGGCGGGTTGCGGTTTTGCGGGGGCGCATATCAGTTCACTCGCGAGAAGTCGGGCGTCCATACGGGCGCGGCTGGCAATGGGGTGGGGGTAATGTTGGTTGGCGTGATCACGCCGAGCTTCATCCGGGCATACATCCTTCCTACCAATGGACGCTTGCCACGACTTTCGACATAGAGCCACTGGCGATCATCCAGCCAGCGACGTTGGTAGGCCCTGGCCTTGTAGCCGGTGATATGCGCCAGCTCTTCGTCCGAAAGGATTTCAGCTTCCATGATTGATCTCCCTGACCCGTTGCTCGATACCTTCGAACTGATGGTGTTTGCTGCATTTTTGATGGGAGGCGGGCTCGACAGTCCTGAGCCGCTGGCCATCGGATGCACTGGGCACGAATCGCGCGCTTAATGGGGGCGTATAGCCCACAGCAGGCTGCGCGAGCGGGCGATACTGAGCGATTAGCGTTGCATCAAAGTGGGCTGCCTCGCGCAGCTTTTCGTGGGGTATAAGCGCCTCGGCAGTGGCGTTGACAGGCTTAGAAATGCCTGCTGCTACGCAGCAGAGACTCTTTGTTTCTTGTGCGTCGACCACTCCGACGTTGCAGAGCAAAGCGGTTGAGGCCTCGATGGTCTGCCGCTGGATCTCTATGCCGCTTTCCTCCGATGTTTGATTGCCAGTTGGTCCATCAGCCGCTGGTGGTCGGTGGAGCTCGGCACAGCCATCGAGCAAGCAACCTCGATAACCGACCCAGTAGAGAAGGGTGGCGCCAAATATGAGGCTGAGCAGAGCGCAGATTTGTATTGCGGTCATGTGGTGTGCTCCATGAAGTATTGTTGGCTGGTGGTGGCAGCCGTGTGGTTGTGGGGTTTACTCGGGTGCTTCGTTCCGCGGTCGCAGCATTTCTTCGTCGGCTTTGTAGGCACGGATATCAATCAGCGAGGCGACGTGCCGGATGTGCGCGTACTTCGGTGCCTTACGGCTGTTGTCCAGCGTGGTGATCGGCAGTTGGATTCGGCCATTGAAAATTTCAGCCACAAACGACTGCTCGTTGAGGTTGCGGAAATACTGTTCACGCACTTTTTCCAGCGGGATAAGTACGTCGCCGAAAATGCGGTAGAGCAGTTCTACAGTGACTGATTCCGGAGCCGGCATCAGGCGTAGGGGATTTTGGTTGGCGTCTTTCATGCCGCGTCCTTGTTCGTTTTTATGGGGTGTAAACACTTGAGTTCCTCTTCCAGCAGATCAATGAGGTGTCGATCAACCAGGCTGCTGTTCATGTGGTTTTCTCCTTTTGGGGTGATTCCATGCATTGAGGCAATGCGTTTTGGTTAGCTCCCGCAGATGTTCAGGCACTTCGAGGAGCGCGGCGTTGCGCTCCTCACGTGTGCGCATGGCGACGATCTGGCGGGCGTACTCCCTAGGCCACGTCACGGTTGTCGGCCGGAATAGCGGGCAGTTCGAGCCCCAGCTGCTCGGCCAGCCAGCGTATGCCGGCTTGCCGGACCTTGGTCGACTGGCTGTATTGCATGCCAGCGGTTTCGTGATACCAGGTACCGTCCTTGATCCGCAGATACTCGCGGTCGCGAACCGGGAATGCGGGCAGGTTGCGGCGGTTGAGAAGGCCTTTCTCGCGCATAAGTGCGATCAGCTTTGGTCGGGTGAGACCGAAGTACTTGGCGGCTTTTTCCAAGCTACGTTCCATCTCGGCCTCCTAGGCTGCATGCGCGGCGGGAGTAGCCACGGCAGCCAGGTGATTGATGGATTCAGCCACTTGCTCGTAGATCTCGGCATCGCTACCGCACACGGTGAAGCATTTTGTGCGTGGGCGTTTCACGCCGATGCTCATGATGGTGGTGACGCCAGGGCGCGTTTGTGTGCGATGGATGGCGACATGGATGGGGAGGTCGAAGCCCATGTCGAGGCTCAACGCGCCGCCAGTGCGTACAAGCTCGAACACTCTCTGTTTGTTCTCGATATCAAACCGAGCATATTGGCGACTTGCGTGGGGGAGATTCAGTGGGGCGGCGGTGTTGCTGGGGTCAATAGGACCGTTGGCGATTTCTTCGATGAAGTCGGCCAACTTGAGATGCATCTTTTTTTCGTTCAGCAAGGTCAGCGTATGGCGCTCGCTGCCCAGTTCGACGCTGAAGAGGGTATCAGTGGTGCTGCGTTCTACCTTTAGTCGAAACGTCAGGGCTTCCCGCAGAGGCATGGACCGAAGAGTGTGATTGAACGTCTCACTCAGGTTGACCTGTGCCTTGAGCAGTTGCAGGGTACGGTTGTCGAGTTTGAATTTGCTCATGCCGCGTGCCCTCCGCCGTTCGGGTCGAATGGTGCAGGCGTGAGACGGGCTTTTGGCTTGGGCTTGCTGGTGACAAATGAGCAACCGTATTCGCGGGCCAGACGGCGAATCTCGAAGATGCGGAGGGGGTCAGCAGCGGTTGGATGGACGTGGAGAGTGGCTGTGGTGTGCATTGTGTTGCCTCGCTCTGTGGTGAAAGAGTTTGGCAAAGTTAACCTATATGGTAAACATGTCAAGAAAAGTTAATCTATTTGGTATTTTGTAGGCGATTTGCGAATTTTTGAGGGTCGTGCACGCTCTACCCGTCAATTTTTTATGATGTCATGATGATGTTCATGGGCATGGGCATGGGCATGGGCATGGGCATAGGCATTGGCATTGGCATTTCAGAGGGGAAAGGTATGACGGAAAAAAACACAAGGATCAGTGAGGCTCGCGCTGTGGCTGGATCGCTTCTAGATGATCTAGAAACTTCATCGTCATCAGTTGACAAAATATTGATGCGAGCCAAGCGGCTTGCAAGATTGATGCGCGATGCTGACGCTCAGCTTTGGTTAGATTATGAAACGAAAGGGTATCCGAAAGATTTTGATTTTAGTGAATTAGGTAGTTGTGAGGCTTATGCAATTTCCTCTGGTAGATTTGATGAGGTTGCGGGAACTTATCGTATTCAGAGTCTTTCGCAAATAGAGGCGAATGTTTACGGCGCACAGTCGAGCCTTGATAGTTTTTCTCCAGGAGCCGTTGGAGCAGTTAAAGATTTTGTAGAAAAGAATGCCACGGAACAATTACTTGGCAATCAGATTAAACTTCACAAGGTTATTAAGGATAACTATTCAAATAATAAATCTATTTTTGTCTCGTTAATGGCTGGGCTGCATAACTACGCTACTGATATGTATCTTGCTCTTGAGTTGGGGGATGCAGCGCAGGATATATTTGAAGGGGCACGACAAGAGATTGATAGTTTTGTACGAGCGCATTGCCCGAAAGCTGCTGAAAAAATAGTAGCTATAAACGAACGTATTGCAGATAACTCAATAGAATCTCGGACAGCGGCGCTTACTTCCTGTAGGCGTTTGCTAATGACAGTCGCAGACTCTCTTTTTCCCGCGTCGGTAACGGATTGGCTGGACTCGAAAGGAAAGCCTAGAAAGGTTGGTGAAGAGCAGTATAAAAATAGGCTTTTGGCCTACATGGCTGAGCGGACTGATAGTGGCAGTAATGAAGCAATACTAAGTTCGGAATTGGAGTTTTTAGCTGCTAGATTAGATGCTATCTATGAAAAGACTTGTAAAGGAGTTCATGTCGATGTTACAGCGCAAGAGGCTAAACTTGCGGTTATTCATACATATCTTTTTCTTGGGGAGATAGCGTTGTTGCCGCGCGAGCCCAGAATAAAGTCTTGAATGTAGGAGGCTGGATTTTTCTTTTTACGAAATTTCCAGCTTTACTTGGATTGATATTCGTGTTTAAAGGTCGGAGATTTTCCACCTGGCGCGTCCGCAAATAGTCCACTCCTCAGTCATCCGAATAATTCGTTCGGGCCAATCGGGGTTGATTGCAAAAAGATACTGCTCGCCTCCCTCCTGTTTTAGTTGCTTGAGAGTTGTTGCTTGATCACTTGTACGTTTCGCCGCTACAAAATGGCCTGGTAGGGCCTCAAGCGAGGGATCAATAACAATCTTGTCTCCCTCTACGAACTTTGGCTCCATGCTCATGCCTTCAACGCGAAGAATAAAAGCCCGTGGACCAACTGGTCCTGGCGCATCAATCCATTCTTCAGCATCTGCGGGGTCGAAGCTGTTGTGAGATTCGCACCAAGCTCCAGCAGCAATTGATCCTATAACTGGCAACTTACGTCCTGTATGGCTGAGCACTGTGGCATTGTTGAACTCGTCAAGCCCATAGGGCATGTCGAGATATCCATTGTGAAGACTCAGTGCTTTTTCAATCTCTCGAGCAATCTGATCGCCGATGCCTTTTGTAGGATTTTTGCCTCCGAACGCGCTCACTTGGGCGGGTGCCTTGCCCAAAAGATCGGCAACGTCAGTGAGACGAAGCTTCCTCTCGGCCAATATTCTTCGGAAATTCTGTAGGCGGGTATCTGAGATTTTCATGTGCCGATTCTGGCTTGATTAACCTTTTAGGTGAATGTCTTTCTTGGTATTGTAAAAATTAACCTTTATGGTTAAATTGGCCGTCTAGGAGGGACACCACATGAAACTGCGCGACTACATCAACCATTTGGATTCAGATGCACTCACGGCTTATGCCATGCGGTGTCGGATTGCAGTGAGCTACCTGCGTCTTCACATCAAATACGCGAGCAAGGACCCCAGCGTCTCTTTGATCAAGTCCTTGACTCGTGAAAGTGAAGGTTGCGTCTCACTAGCTGAGGTTCTGGAGCATTTCGGCATCATTGAAACAATTTCAACTAGCAAAGCAGCGTAGTCAGAAAAAAGGCGACCCAAGGGCCGCCCAGTTCCTCCCGGCACGCACCACCACAGCGCTGTCGGGTCGCAGTAAAGATAGGCGGGCACACCACATGCGAACCGTCGATCTTTACCGCGCTTTTCCAAGGCACGGATGCCTTGGTGTTGCTGCCTTTTCCACCACAGATTGGGCAGCTGTTGCGCCAGGGGGGAACAACGGATTGTTCGCCCCGGCACGGTGCCGGTGTCGATCCTGAAGATCTAGCCGGCGTTTGGGCACTTTCAAGCCACGCGGCAAATGTATCACCACTGCACGCCGCGCGGCACTGGCAACTTTCAAGGATTAATGCCATGAGCCGAATCGCTCTGAGTTGTATCGAACGGGCGCAGCGGGAAGTCCTGCCGCTCGATCTAGCGCTTTACCATGCTGCCCGGGATTACCCTGGTGGCGCCGCTGCAATTGCCATCACCACCGGCAGAAACCCCACCACGCTGCAACACAAACTCTCTCCCACCCATCCCAGTCACTCTGTGAACATCCAGGAGTTTGGCGAAATCCTCGAACTGACCAAGGATCGCCGCATTCTTGATGCAGTGCATGCGCTGGTCGGCGACACGACTTGGCAGGAGTTGGCCGAGGCCTATACCAACGATATGCCTGAGACTTTGACTACGGGCATTGCAGAGTACTTCAGACAAGTCGCCGATTTGGCTGATACCTGGGCCAAGAGCATTGGCGACGGCGTTGTGACGGATCGCGAACTGGCCGAGATTCGTCTGCAGGTGTTTCGCGGCATTCAAGGGCTTCTGGGGATGTTCAACCGAGCCACGTACGTCAATCAGACAACGCGGGTGGCTGCTCATGGCTGATATTGCTGATTTTGCGAATGACCTGGTTCAGGACCGTCTTGATCAAGCCCTCGCAGCACGCAACGCTGCTAAGCCCGTGTTGGCGGCGCATTCTTTCCTGTTTTGCGTAAGTTGCGACGATCCGATCCCAGAGGCTCGCCGACTTGCCCTGTTGGGTTGCGATCTTTGTGTTATTTGCCAGTCCGTTGTTGAATCGCGGGAGGTCCGTCATGCTCGATGAGGTATTGGGGCAATTCGCGGACTACGGACTCGAACCGGAACAACCACTGGTATTCGGCAAACTGACTCGCTGCAAAACGTCCCAGGACAAAGGCAAGGAAAAGAACGGATGGTATGTGGTCCATGAGCATCGAACCGAAAAAAACGAAACACTGATCTTCGGCAGCTTCGGTGACTGGCGTTCCGGCGAGACCCAGAAAATTAAGGTCAAGGCCGGGCGTATGAGCCCCGAAGAGCGCGAAGTTATGCGCGCTCGTCAGGAAGAGGCAAAGCGCAAGGCTTCCGAGATCGCGGCCAACGCTGCACGGCGTGCGGCCAACCGGGCTGCTGGTCTGTTCAAGCGTATGCCTGAGAAGGGTAAGAGCGCCTATCTGGATCGAAAGCAAATTGTCGGCTTCAAGGTCCGCTATGCGCCTCGTACCGGCGCATTTTTAGTACCTATGTGCAACGTGCGGGATCAGATCGTCGGTTTGCAGGTGATCTTCCCGGCAGTCCAAGAGGATACAGGGCGCGACAAGGCCTACTGGCCCTACGGCATGTCGAAAGAGGGCGCTTTCCATCTGATTGGCCCGCACCCTGAACCGGGGGAGCCGGTGCTGGTATGTGAGGGCTACGCCACGGGCGCTAGCCTGCACATGGCGACATCGTTGACAGTGGCTATCGCCTTTGATGCGGGCAACTTACTTCCGGTCTCCAAGGCCATGCGCGAGCGTTTCCCCAGTTGCCCGTTGATCCTCTGCCGGGACGATGATTGGAAAAGCAAACGCCCCAATGGCGAGCCTTGGAACCCAGGTGAAGAAAAGGCCAACAACGCGGCGTTAATCGTCGGTGGCCAGGTGGTCGGGCCCGTCTTCTCGGGCGAGCGTGAGATCAAGTGGACCGACTTCAACGACTTGCATATTGCCGAAGGATTGGAGGCTGTCCGCCGCCAGGTGTTGGCGGTGGTCAAACCTCCTGCAGCTGGTGGTTGGAAGGATCAACTGGCCCGTACCGAAAACGGCTCCCTGATTGCGCACATGCAGAATGTCGAACTGATCCTGGGCAATGACGAACGTTGGGTCGGCGTCATCGGTTATAGCGTGTTCAGTTCCAAAATCGTCAAACTGCGGTCCGCACCTTTTGGTGGCGGTGCCGGCGATTGGGCCGACATCGATGACATGCGGGTGATGAAGTGGCTCGCGCAGCAATACAACCTGCGGGTCAAAGCGTCCCATGTGATCGAAGCGGTCAGTGTGGTTGCCCATGACCATTCTTTTCACCCGGTGCGCGAGTATCTGGAGAAGCTTGAGTGGGACCGCGTGCCTAGGCTGGAAAGCTGGTTGACCGATGTGCTGGGCGTCCAGGCCAGTGAGTATTCTGCCAAAGTCGGTAAGCGCTGGCCGATCTCGGCTGTGGCTCGGGTGATGCGCCCGGGCTGTAAGGCTGACTCGGTGATGATCCTCGAAGGTGGGCAGGGTGAAGGTAAGTCCACGGCCATGGGTATTCTCGGCGGCGAGTGGTTTATGGACACGCCGTTTGCCCTCGGCGACAAGGACAGTTTTCAGGCGATTCGCGGCAAGTGGATTGTTGAGCTGGGGGAGTTGGACAGTTTCAACAAGGCTGAGAGCACCAAGGCCAAGCAGTTCTTCTCAGCGTCCACCGACACCTATCGCGAGAGCTACGGCCGCAGAACAAACGATGTGCCACGCCAGTGTGTGTTCGTGGGTACCACCAACCAAGAGGAATACCTGAAGGACGCCACGGGTAACCGCCGTTACTGGCCGGTGTTCTGCAACAAGGTCGACTTGGAGCAGCTGCGTGAGATCCGCGAGCAGTTGTGGGCTGAGGCGGTGTTCTGCTTCGAGGCTGGCGATATCTGGTGGGTGACGAAGGACGAGTCATGGATGTTCGCCGAGGCACAGGACGAGCGCTTTGTGGTGGACGAGTGGGAAGGGCCAATCCTGACCTGGTTGGAAGAATCGCAGATCGGCGAGACCGCTACCGGCAATGAGATTCTGACCCAGGCGCTCAAGCTCGATTTCGGGCATTGGGGTAAGCCTGAGCAGATGCGAGTCGGCGCGATCATGCACCGGCTGGGCTGGCGGAAGAAACGTATGCCGGCGTTGGCAAAAAGCGGTGTCCGACAGTGGGCCTATCAGAAGCCTGCAACGTGGGCACGTGCGGCTGCATTGCAGCAGGCGGTGGTAGAGGAGCCTTGCTTTGATTAAGCGAATCGATGAAATGCTTAAGCTCTGGGCGCAGGATCTGCATTCGCCAATTCCTGAAACTTATGGTGGTGCGAGCGGAGGCAACATGATCGCCATGTTGATGGAGTGCAAGGGCGAGCTGATACGTGGCACTCGGGGTAGTCGGGTGCTGTTGGACGAATCGGCGGATATTGAACTGATCGTCAACAAGCACCTGGCGCCAGAACTTGCCTTGGTGGTGATGGAACACTACTGCAACCACGAAAGCTTTCTCTCACAGAAGATGTTGCACTGCGGATGCAGTGCGCCGACCTACTACCGCCGGCTGCATGATGCCCATGTGAGCATCGATGGCTTGCTGATGGGGACGGCTGCATGACCCCTGGCGTCACTCCGCTTGTTGTTGTCCTACTGTCCGGCCTTGTCCGACTGCCGTTTGAGGTAGTCGGACAAGTGCAGGCCGCACCGTTGCTGGGCTGTCCTACTGTCCAACCTTTGCCCTCACCATGCACAACGTAAGCATAGCGGGCACGTAGTCGCGCCCATGGCGCGCACGCGTGCTTTTAGCTTTCTCTCTATACACAAGGAAAAGTTAAATAAGGTAGGACAGTAGGCCAGAGCCCCGAATTTAGGCGCCTGTAGCTGTCCCACTTCGATTTTGAATAGTGGGACAGGTAGGACAGGGCAACAGAAGCGATAGCCGAGGTGATGTATTCACCGACATTCGCTAGACGTTCACCCTGCGTTACCTACTTATTCACCTGGTGGCATTAAAGTAGGGTTGCTGCCATGAGAATCCACCTGTAAAAAGTACCCATCTTCGATAGGTGCGACCGCAGAGAGCGGCAGGCACCACACACCAAACCCGGCCCTTGTGCCGGGTTTTTGCGTTTATGGAGTAGGGCGATGACGAACGAGCAGCAAGCGCTGGCAGAAATGCCAATCTGGTTAGTGATCGTCCTGGCCCTGGTCGGTGGCGTATCGGGCGAGATGTGGCGGGCGGACAAGGATGGGGCGCGGGGCTGGGTGTTATTGCGACGCCTGGCACTGCGGTCGGGTGCCTGCATTGCCTGCGGGGTTTCGGCGATGATGTTGATGATCGCTGCAGGCATGTCGATCTGGGCGGCGGGTAGCTTGGGTTGCCTGACCGCGATGGCCGGCGCCGATGTCGCCATTGGGTTGTACGAGCGCTGGGCAGCCAAGCGTCTTGGCGTCAGCGAGTCGTCAACCACTGGCGGCGAACCAGGGCAATGATGCGCCTTGAGATGCGCGACAACATCGACAAGATCGTGAAAGGCCTTCGAGGGATCAGCCGCAACAAGGTGCCAATTGCTGCGGCCAAGGCGCTGACCTTCACCGCCGAACGGGTGCAGATCGCAGAGAAAGAAGAGATTGCCCGTGTGTTTGATCGTCCTACCCGCTGGACGTTGAACTCGATTTACAAGCGAAGTGCCACACCCACCCGGTTGCTCGCCCGTGTGTGGGTCAAGGATGAGGCCAGTTCGGGTGTTGCGGCATCGAAGTATTTGCCGGTGCATATGGACGGCGGAAATCGTCCGCACAAGCGATTCGAGAAAGCGCTGATCCACTATGGCCTGATGCCTGCTGATATGTACGCGGTACCGGGCAGGCGCGCTCGAATGGATGGCAACGGCAACATCAGTCGTGGGCAGATCGTCCAGATACTCTCCGCCCTCGGTGCTGCCGAACGTGTATCGGGCTTCATGGCTAACCGCACGGCTCGCAGTAAACGCCGCAATCGCAATGCCCCTGACTACTTCGCTGGTCGCCCAGGCAATGGCACTGGCCCATTGGGTATCTGGCAGCGTGTCGGCAACGGCGCGCGGCCCATCCTGATCTTCGTTAAGCGTCCGACCTATCGTCGGCGATTCGACTTCTACGGTGTGGCCAACCGCGTTGCCGCTGTCGAGTTCGAACCACTGTTCCGCCGGGCATTGGCCCGCGAGATGGCTCGCGACTGAGGCCGTCGCCGATTTTCGGCGTTTCCGTGCGGTTTTGAGGCGATTCAGGCTCGGATCGAGGCCTCATCCCCTTTTTTAATGGGTCCTTCCGGCGATCTGGGGGAATGGGGTAATTCGAACCCCGATCTTTTTGCAGATTCAACCCGACATAGGGGGTTCCGCTTCCTGTCCAGTCCTAGGAGATGACCATGCCAACACAGCGCGAGATAGCCGATCACCTGGACATGAGTGAGCGCAATGCCCGCGATGTGTTGAAGGGGTTGGGCATCAGTGACTGGCAGGCCGCCAGCCTGGACGAGATCCGGACAGCGTACATCCGCGACCTGCGCAACAAGGCGGCGGGGCGCGGAGGCAGCCAGTTGGAAGAACTCAACGCCGTGCGGATTGACGAAGGGCGGGTCAAGGCGGCGAACGGGCGTCTGCTGTATCACGAGAAATTGCGGTCGCTGATCCCCAGCATGGAAGCGGAGCGAGTGCTGTCCGACTGGTCAGCCTTTGCCAACCGGGAATACCTGGGCGGCGTTGAACGATTAATTCAGGAAATCGAGAACGTGCAGAAACTCACGGTTGATCGATCTGTGGTGGCCAAAGTTGCTGGACCTACAACCGAGCGAATTGCAGGCTACGCGCGAAAACTTGGCGCAGAGCTTGTTGGCAGCAGCGGGGAAATTCAACCCGCCGCGTGATGTGCCCACGGCGGAGTACTTGAGCACGGAGTTTTACTTGCCCGCCGAAAGCGGTGTGCTGCACGGCCTGTACGACTTCCACTACACGCCGTACTTCCTCGGCGTGGCCGCGGCACTGGATGATCCGCGCGTCAGCGAAGTGGACCTGATGAAAGCCGCGCAGATCGGCTGGACCTGGTTCCTGATCGGGTACCTGTTCAAGTTTGTCCAATTCCTGCCCCGGCCGATCATGATCCTGTTTGCCAAGGAAAAGGACGGGAAGAACTTCCACGATGAGAAGCTAAAGCACGGCGTGATGGCGAACAGCGAGGTCAATCGGTTGATGCCGGTCGACACCAGTCGGTCCTCCGGCAACCGCTGGGATCATAAGAGCTTCCCGGGCGGCTTTCTCAAATTGGTGGCCTCGAATTCCCCCGGCAACGTGAAGTCGACCTCATCCGTGGGACTGTCGGTGGTCGAAGAGCCGGACGATACCAGTGATGACGTGAAGGGGCAGGGCGATGCGATCGCCCTGCTGGAAGAACGTGGGAAACGCTACCCGGGTTCGAAAATGCTGGTCGGTGGAACCCCAGCGATCAAAGGCGCGAGCAAGACCGAGGCGCGCCTGGCACAGACCGATTGCCGAGTGCTGCCGATTGTCTGTCATACCTGCGGCCAGGCTCATGTGCTGGACTTCGCCCATATCAAATACCTGGACATCAATGAAGGGGTCGAGCCGCACGAAATCTATGGCCGTGCAGATCCCGACACAGCCGGCTACGCCTGCCCACATTGCGGAGAAATCTGGGACGACTACCAGCGCAAAGAGAACATCCGCAACACGGTGTTCAGCGCCGTCGAGGCGGGTGATCCATTTTGCGGTTGGGTGGCAACGAAACCCTTTGCCGGGCGTGCAGGGTTCATCGAACTGAACGAACTCTATGCGTGCCTGCCTGGTACCAGCCTGGCGAACATCGTGCGCGAGCAGCTCAACGCCGAGCACCAGGCCGCCATGGGCAATCTGTCGCTGCTGATCAAGTTCGTCAACCAGAAACAGGGTCGCGCCTACGAGTACAAATCGGATCTGCCCGAAGCCGACAAGCTGGCGGAGCGGGCCGAGGATTACCCGGAAATGTTCGTGCCCATGGGTGGGCTGGTGATCACCGCAGGTGTCGACGTGCAGCACGATCGCCTGGCGGTCGTTCTTCGCGCCTGGGGCCGTGGCGAGGAGTCATGGTTGCTCTACTGGGGTGAGATTTACGGCGAGGTGGTGCTGCCAGGGCAGGGTGTTTGGTTGGATCTGGAAAAGCTGTTGTTCTCGCCGATCACCCATGCCTGCGGTGCCAAGCTGAAAGTCCTGGCAGTCTCGCTGGACACCTCGGACGGCACCGTTACCCAAGATGCAGCCTATGCGTTTTGCCGTAAGCATCAGCAACGCGGCGTTATGGCAATCAAGGGGGCCAGCGAGCGAGGCAACAGCCGGGATGATGAGCGAAAAGAAATCTTCAGTGCGCCTCGTCAGGGGGTGGACACCGACAAAGAGCAAAAGGCCTCGAAGTACGGCCTGCGCCCTTACATCGTCGGTACGTCCCGGGCCAAGGATCTGTGGATTGAGGGGCGACTGCCGCTGACTGGAGACGGTCCAGGTCGGATGCACTTCTACAAGACGGTGCGTCCCGACTACTTCCGGCAGATCACCGCCGAAGTGAAAGCCCCCAGCCGGCGGCACCACTACCGCAAGGTCTGGCAGAAAAAGGCGGGCGAGCCGAACGAAGCCACGGACTGCGAAACCTACGCTCTGCATGCGGCCCGTTCGCTGAAAACGCACCTGCTCAATGAACACGACTGGGCGGCGCTGGATGCTCAGATCCGCCAAGGCGGTTTGTTTGATTCGCCACCACCGGAGTCGGACATCGAGCCGGATTCAGATCCCGCACCGGCGCCGGAAAACCCGGTACCGAAACCATCCGCTGAACCCAACGAGCTCCCGCCTTCTGGCGGGAGAGTTGTTTCTGGGCGCCGCACTGCTATGCGCGTGCTCTCTCAACGCAGGAATTAATCTATGGCCATCACCCTGGAACAGGCGCAAAGCCAGCTTCAAGCCTGGCTCGACGCAAGCATGAAGGTCAGCCAGAAGCAGAGCTACCGCATCGGCACCCGTCAGCTGAACTACGCCGACGCGGCAGAGATCACCAAGATGATCGATTACTGGCAGCTCCAGGTGGATCGACTGGCCAGCGGTCGCCCTCGCGGCATTGTCTTGCGCGGGATCACGCCGTTATGAGTCGTTCGCTCAAGGCTCCCGAGCCCACGTTGCTGGATCGGGCAATCAGTTGGTTTAGCCCCGAGAGCGGCGCCAAGCGTATGCAGGCGCGTATGACGATGACGGCAATGGGGGGTTACAGCGGCGCCTCAAAACGCAAGCGCTCCCTTAGTGCCTGGAATCCATCGGCCGGAAGTGCAGCTGCAGATCTGCTGCCGGATCTGCCGACTCTTCGGGAACGATGCCGCGACCTGGAGCGCAATAACCCCATCGGTGGTGGCGCGATCAACACGGTGGTGACCAAAACGGTCGGTACCGGACTGGCGCTGAAGTCTGTGGTTAACCGTCAGATCCTCGGTTGGGATGAGGACACCGCGCGTGATTGGCAGCGCAACACCGAGTCGCTGTTCAAGTCATGGGCCGAAACCACGGCGTGCGACATCACCCGCGAACAGAACTTTTACGGCTTGCAGGATCTGGCGTGGCGTTCGGTGTTGAGCAGCGGTGATGTCTTTCCGTTGTTGACCCACAAAGAACGCCCGGGTCAGCACTACTCGGCCTGCATCCAGCTGATCGAAGGCGATCGGGTGTGTAACCCAGACAACAAGGCCGATACCGAAACGCTGACCGCTGGCATCGAACGTGATGCCGATGGGGAGCCGATCAAGGCTCACATTCTACGCAGCCACCCGGGTGCACTGGGTGTGAGAGAGCGGAAGTGGGATGAGCGACCCTTCTTCAATGAGCGGGGTGGTCGGGCGCTGCTGCATTTGTATCGGCGCAAACGTGTCGGTCAGCCTCGCGGAGTACCGTACCTGGCACCGGTGATCGAGAAGCTCAAGCAACTTGATCGCTACACCGATGCAGAGCTGGAAGCCGCTGTGGTGTCGGCGTTCTTCGCGGTGTTCATCAAGCCCGGGCCTGGCGGGGATCTCAGCCCGTTGGCCTCCGCTGCGACCGGCAACACGCCGGTTGGCGGTGATCGTCCTGCAGATCGTGCGGCCGGTGGTTGGGACGGAACACTCAGCGGCGGCATTGTCGCCGAGCTGGATCAAGGCGCATCGATAGATTCAGCCGCGCCCGGGCGTCCGAACCTGGCGTTCGATCCGTTTGTATTGGCGATGTTGCGCCAGATCGGCATGGCGTTGGAGCTGCCCTATGAAGTGCTGATCAAGCACTTCACGGCCAGTTACACCGCCGCGCGCGCCGCTGTGATGGAGGCCTGGCAGTTCATCCGTGGCTGTCGCGACTTCCTGGGTAACGATTTCTGTCAGCCGGTGTACGAGCACTGGCTGGAAGAGGCTGTTGCTCAGGGCGACATCGATGCTCCCGGCTTTTTCGACCATCCGTTGCTGCGGTATGCCTACTGCGGTTCGATTTGGGTCGGCGATGGTCCGGGCACCGTGGATCCGCTCAAGGACATCAACGCGGCCAAGGCGCGTGTCGATCTTGGCGTCAGCACGCTGGCTAAGGAATCAATGCTCTACGACGGCAGCGACTGGGAAGAAAACCACGAACAGCGCGCGCTGGAAGTGAAACGTCGAATGGAAGACGGCCTATCTGCCACGCCGGCCTCTCAACCTGAAGACCAGTTGCCGCAAAACCCCGACTTACCCGAACGGACCTGACCATGACCGATAAACCAACCGACGCTCCACCGGCGCATCGGGTGACGGCGTTCGACCTGGTGTCGCGCGAGCCCTGGGCGATCACCCCGGACATGCTGCACACCATCGCGGCGATCGCCCGTCGTGAAAACGATGGCCCCGAGGCTGTAGAGGCCAGGCAGGGGCGGCCGCTGCAGAACACCCGCAACGTGACCCAGCGCGGCAGTGTGGCGCTGGTCCCGGTCACCGGGCCGGTGTTTCGTTACGCGAACCTGTTCACCGCCATGTCCGGCGCGACTTCGCTTGACGTGTTGGCGAAGGAGTTCACCGCTGCGGTGGATGACCCGCGCACCGACAGCATCATCCTGGTGATGGACACGCCCGGCGGCCAGGCCAGCGGCATCGCCGAGTTCGCCCAGATGATCCGGGCATCCCCGAAACGGGTGGTCGCCTACGTGTCGGGCAATGCCGCCAGCGCGGGTTACTGGATGGCGGCGGCAGCCCACGAAATCGTCATGAGTCGCACCGGCGCGGTCGGCTCCATCGGCACGGTGCTCTCGGTGCGCACGAACAAGGATGACGGCAGCGTCGAGATCGTCAGCAGCCAGAGCCCAAACAAGCGTCCCGACTTTGCGACAGAGCAGGGCCGTGCGCTGGCCCAGAACCATGTCGATCGCTTGACCACCATTTTCGTCGAGGACGTCGCGAACTATCGCGGTGTTGACGTCGATACCGTCCTTTCCGACTTCGGTCAGGGCGACATGCGGATCGGCTCAGACGCTGTTGCCCTGGGCATGGCCGACCGTGAATCCACCCTTGAATCTTTGATTGCCGAACTCAACGGCAGCAACTCCGGAGATCGTTCTATGACTACAACCACCGCAACCCAGCCAAGTACGACCGCTGCCGATAAGCCAACCATCGATCGCGCTTACCTGGCGGCCAACCACGCCGAGTTGCTGGCGACGCTGGAGCATTCCGCTCACGCCGCCGGTGCGAAAGCTGAGTGTGAACGTATTCAGGCGGTCGAGGCTGCCGGGCTTCCCGGTCATGAAGAGTTGATCGCCTCCCTGAAGTTCGACGGCAAGACCTCTGGTGCTGAAGCAGCCAGCCAGGTGATCACCGCCGAAAAGTCCAAGCGCACTGCCGCGCTGGCGGATATCCGCAGCACGGCGACCAAGCCAGTCCCTGCCGCAGCCGCACCGGACACCCCGGCGGCCGCGTCTGATCAGGAAGATCCCGAGGCGCCGCTCGAGGAGCGGGCCAAGGCGACCTGGGACGGCAACAAGGAATTGCGGGCTGAGTTCGGCGACTTCGGTGCGTACCACGCGTACCGCAAAGCCGAAGACAAGGGCCTGATCAAAGTCCTGAAGAAGTAACCCGGACCACACCCACCACCCTTTAGGCTTTGGAGATCCTCATGCCTCTTACTCTCGACACTCCCCGCGCTTACGAGACGGGCGACATCAATGATCTGCCTGTCGCTGCCGGCGTGCAGATCTTCGAAGGCTCGGCCGTCGGCATCAATTCGGCGAATGGCCTGGCGCGTCCGCTGACCGCTGCAGACCTGTTCGTCGGCTTCGCTGACCGCGGCGTAGACAACCGCACCGGGGCTGCTGGCGCGGCGCGTGTTCGCTTGCGTGAAGCGGGCAAGGTGCAACTGCCGGTCGCGGCCCTGGCCATCACCGACATCGGCAAGGCCGTGTACGCCAGTGACAGCGGCACCTTTGTCCTCACTGCTGCGGGTAATAGCCGGATCGGCCATGTGCACCGCTTTGTCAGCGGTGGCGCGGGCATCGTCAAGTTCGCCGCGCAGGCCGTCCCGGTCGCGTAACACGCCGGCTCACCAAGTCTTTCATCAGGAGATACACCCATGGGTGCTGAAGTACTTTCCAGCCGTGCCGTCATTGGCACGTTTTACGAGCTGCTCGAACAAAACGCCGGGGCGACCTGGATCGATCTGATCTCCAACCTCTTTGACTCCGACCAGGCCAAGGAAACTTATCCGTGGATCGGCGCGGTACCGACGCTGCGTGAGTGGATCGGCGGTCGCCACGCCAAGGGCTTTGTGAGCGCTGACCTCGAAATTGAAAACCTGCACTACGAAGCGACGATCGAGGTCCTGGTCAAGGAGCTGCGCCGCGACAAAACCGGGCAGCTGCGCATTCGTCTCGGTGAGCTGGCCGATCGTACCAACTCGCACTGGGCTCGTTTGCTGTCGGCCCTGGTGCTGAACGGCGAAAGCCAGATCTGCTACGACGGCCAGTACTTCTTCGATACCGACCACGAAGAGGGCAACAGCGGCCCGCAGTCGAACAAGATCACCACGGACATCAGCGAGTTGGCGGCCACGCTGCACGGCACCCCCTCGCGCCCGAGCCCTGAAGAGTTTCAGCAGGCCGTGGCCAAGTCGGTCACCCAGCTGACCAGCCTCAAGGACGATCAGGGCGAGCCAATCAACGAACTGGCCCGCGAGTTCCTGGTGATGGTGCCTTTCGGTTTGCTGAGCGTGGCCCAGTCGGCGCTGACCGTACCGCGCGGTACCAACATCAGCGAGATCGTCATGCCGGACAACGTCAACGTGCGGGTGATTGGTAACGTCCGCTTGAATGCCTGGACCGACAAGTTCGTGACCTTCCGCACCGATGGGCGCCTGAAGTCGTTCATTCGTCAGCAGGAAACTGACGTGGTGATGAAGGCCAAGGCCGAAGGCTCGGAGTACGAGTTCGACAACGACGCGCACCAATACGGCGTCGACACCTGGCGCAACGTCGGTTTCGGGCGCTGGCAGTACGCCGTCCTGAACCAACTGGTGTAAGCCTTCGGGCTTGCACCTCATTCGAGGACATCACGATGCCGAAATACACAGTCGATCAGAACATCACCTTGTTCGGTGGCGAACTGATCCTGACGGCTGCTCAGGCCAGTGCGCGAGCGCACTGCCTGCAGGAGCTCAAGAAAGGCCGTTACGAGATCATCAGCCCGGTCCAGTTCAAGAAGGGGGAGGTGATAGTTATCCCCGGTGAGCCGGACAAGGCGCTGGCTCAGAAGGTCACCAAGGTCGAAAAGGATGCAGGGGGCGGCAATGGCGAATAAATCCTACCGGGTGCTCAGCGGTTCATTCCGTAAGCCCAACAATGAGTTGGTCGAAGTCGGTGGGACGATCGAGTTGCCGGCCGACGTTGCGGAGCGTTTCCGTAACCAGCTGAGCGAAGTTTCCCCCGCCGAGTCGACCAAAAAAGCCGGTCCGGCCAAGGCTGAAGGCGATGTTTGAGGAGGACCTTTCGGCCTTCCTCGAGGATTTCAATGTGGGTGGCCTAGTCGACGGCCAGCCCTTCCTGGCGGTGCGGGACATGCCGGATGAGATCCGCGCCATGGCCGGTATCAACAGTCAGTCGACCTACTACGAAATCCTGATCATCACCGCCGAGGCTGAGCGCCTGGGCATTGTCAACGGCAAGTTAATCAGTGTGGGTGGCGTGTCTTACAGGGTGCGCGACCGGCTGATGATCGATGACGGGGCATTCAGTCTCGCTTCACTCACCAAGGTCTAACCCTATGCCTTCCATTCAAGAGCGCATCGTCGACCGGGCGAAGGTGCTGATTCTTGGCGCCGGTACGTTGGCCAGCGACCGAGTGTTTCGCAGTCGTACGGAAGCGATCACCCGGGACATGTCGCCGGCCATTGTGATTCGTCCGAACCTGGAAACCACCGAACGCGAAAGCCAGTCGGTAGACCGCAACCAGTTTGAGCTGTCGGTGGAAATCCTCGCTCGCGAGGACACCACCACGGGCGATGCCTGGGACCAGGTCGCGGATCTGGTCAAGGTTGCTGTGCACGCGGTCCTGATGGAGGAGGACGCCTTTCCCGAGGCTGACCGCATTCAACGTTTCTACATCGATTGGATCGAGGACGACGGCGACAACACCGCGGGCAACTGCATGGTGCGCTACCGCTTCACCTATCTGTGCAACACCGGCGACTTGTTGTCGGGACCCACTATTTATTGAGGAATACCTCTCATGCAAATTGCATTCGGTAGCGGGCTGTTTTATGCCACCCCGCTGATGGACGCCTATGGCAATGCGTTGGCAGCACCAACCCCTATCCTGCTGGGCATCATGCAAGAAGCGTCGATTGACCTGTCCTTCGATTCGAAAGAGTTGTTCGGCGGCGAACAGTTCGCGGTCGATGCGGCGCGTGGTCAGGGCAAGCTGTCCGGCAAGGCCAAGGCGGCGCAGATCAGCCTTTCGCAATGGAATGCCCTGGTGTTTGGCCAGCAGTTGCAGCCCGGTCAAGTGTTGGTGCATCACGCAACCACACCGACGCCGATTCCCGTAGGGGGCAAAATCATTGTCGATCCACCAGCGGATGGTTTGTTGGCCGGTGACTTAGGTGTACGCGGTGGTGGGGCGGTGGCTTTTCAACGCGTCCTGACTGCGCCAGTCTCAGGCCAGTACACCTACAACGCCACGACCGGTGAGTACGGCTTTGCGGTGGCGGACGCCAATACCCCGGTGTTTATCGACTATCGCTACTCGGTGGCCACCGGCAAAAGTCTGTCCGTGCGTAACCTGCCGATGGGCGATATGCCAGTGTTTCAGGGCGAGCTGTACCTGAAGTACAAGGGCAAATCGATTTATGTCCGGGTTCCGAACTTCGTCAGCAACAAGCTGGGGATTGCGACCAAGCAGGATGACTACACCATCCCCGACTTCGAATTCACCGGTTACGCCGATGAGTTCGGTGAAGTCGTTTACTGGAGTGCCAGCGAATGACGCCCGTCAACGTACCTGGTGTTGAGTTCCCGTTTCCGGGCAAAACACTGGTGATACCGCCCATGGCGCTGGGGGATCTGGAACAGTTGCTCGATCGCATCAATAACGTCATGTCCGGTCGAATGGACAAGGACAGCATCGCCACCGTCATTGACGCCACGCATGCCGCCTTACGCCGCAACTACCCGGACATGGATCGTTCTGAAGTGGCGAGCCTTCTGGACCTGAAGAATATGCGTGCCGCCTTGGACGCGGTCATGAGCGCCTCAGGGATGGAGGCGCAACCCGTGAACGAGTCGGGGGAAGCTCTGGCCCCCTCGACTGGGGCCAGCTCTACGCACACCTGATCGCCTGCACAGGCCAGAGTCCGGTCACGCTTCGGCGTGATTGGGACATGGTCATGGTGGGCCACATGACGGACTACTGGAATCACCATCCGCCCGTTCATGTGCTGGTGGCAGGGTACCTGGGGTACAAGCCGACTCAGTCGGTCACCGGTGCCCCAGACTTGGCTACCAACATGGCGGCACTCGCCGCGGATATGCGTAGCGAACTGCCAGAGCACTTGCGCGGTGCTTTGGATGCGTTTTGTCCATTGAGTTAGAAACTGGACCCTGATAGCAGCTATCGGTAGCCTTCTCCGACGTTTAACAGGGAGGCTACCCATGCGTAATGGAGTTTTGTTTTTGTTGTTGCTAGCAGCTGGAGCGGCCCAGGCCGAGACCGCGGAAGTGTATTTGCTTAAGGAGAAAGCGCGCGAGTTGGTGCGTGCACGCTTGAAGGATCCTGATGCTGCGAAGTTTCAGAAACTTGAACCGCATAAACTGGAAAACGGCGCCACGATTATCTGCGGTGAAGTGAATTCTAAAAATGGTTATGGCGGTTACGCAGGGTTTGAAAAATTCTTCAGCACCGGGAGCAGTGTTCGTTTTAAAGCCGATTCGCCATCAACCTTTGAAGGTGTTTATCAGGCAGTTTGCAGTAAGTGATTTAAAGCTGGTCCAACAAACTCCGCCATGGCGGAGTTTTTTATTGTCTGCATTTTGGGTGCCGGTATGGATAGGAACATCGCGTACCAGTTTACTGCTGGTACTCAGGGTTTTGATCGTGCGGTAGAAAGCATCGAGCGCAACATGCGTGATGCGCGAGGTACCTTCAATCGCGAGTTGAGGGCAATCAACACCGATATGGTGGGCAGCCAGACCCAAATCAGTCGGTTGGGTTCGGCGGCCAATGATGCCTTTGGTTTTGTCGGAGCCAAAATCAAAGATGACATGTTGGCTTTGGGCGCTTCAATGGCTGCGGTATTTTCGGCGGTTGCGATCAAGGATTTTGTCAGTGACAGCAAGGCGGCGCTGCTCGAACAGCAGTCGGCCTATCGCGGCCTGGAGGCTGTGGCCAACCATTCTGGTGTTGGTATTGGTCGCGCAATGGAGGAAGCCCAGAAGCTTTCGGCTGACGGATTGATCAGCGTAAGTGATGCGGCAAAGTCGCTGCAGAACCTGCTGAGTCGTGGTTACAACATTGATCAGGCGGTGGCAGTGATCAGCCGTCTGAAAGATGCAGCTGCATTTAACCGGCAGGCGAACCTCAGCATGTCTGAGGCCGTAGTCGGTGCTACCGAAGGCCTCAAGAATGAAAACTCTGCCTTGGTGGACAATGCCGGTGTCACGAAAAACGTTGCAAAAATGTGGGAGGAATACGCGAAAACCATTGGTACCACCCGCGACAAATTAACGGATGCTCAAAAACGATTTGGCGAAATAAACGGAATCCTCCAAGAGACCGAAGCCCAGGTGGGTAATGCCGACAAGGCATCCAAAGGGTTGACGGGCAGTCAGGCCGAACTGGACACCAAGAGTAACGAGCTCAAAGTCACCCTCGGTACCATTCTTGAGCCGGCGTTTATCAGCCTGAACAAAACCTTGGCCGAGACAGCGAGTTGGTTCACCGGTGTGTTGAAGGGGTTGACGGGCGCGGGCGTGACGGTTGATGAGGTGGCCGGGAACGTCAAGCGTCTTGAGGCCATGCTGGACAACCTGGGTAACAAAGGTGCGCGCGGTGGCGGCGGTAAAGCGCAGTTGGAGGGCTCCTTGCAAGAAGAGCGGTTGCTCTTGGAAGCCATGCAGTTGACCTCCAATAAGATCGATCAGGTCGATGCCGGCATGAAGACGCGTTTGGCTCGAATCGAAGAGCAGCGACGTAAAGTCGCCGAGATGGCAGCCACGGGCGATACACGTCTTTCTACCCAGCAGCAGGCGCAGCAACGCCCGACGGCCTACGGCCTGGAGGTAATGCGTCTAACAAAACTTGAAACAGCTTATTCGGCTGCCATTGAGCACCGTAAAGAGCTGGAGAAGGGGAGCACTCCACCACCTCCGGCCAAGCCGGACACGCCGACAGCTGGGGGCGCTTCGAAGTCGCGGGTCAGTCAGTGGGCGGAAGTTCTGGACGCGCAGAAGGTTGCGCACACCCAGCAGCAGGCTGAGCAGGGGACGTTCCAGCAGTTCTCCCTGCAGAAAGAAGTCGACTATTGGCAGGCAGTTCTGCAGCGCACCGATCTCAGTGCTGCCGAGCGGTTGAGCGTGCAGCGCAATTATTTGGGCGCCCTGACCAATTTGCGTAAGCAGGACGAAGGTTCAGCGTTTGCGGACCTGCAGGCGCAGGCTCAGATGTACCGCAACAACATGGACGCCCGATTGCAGATCGCCCAGCAAGTGCTGGATCGCAGTCGCCAGTTGTACGGGCAGGACAGTGAGGAGTATCGCCAGGCGGCCTCTGAAGTGGTTGCGATTGAGCGCGAGAAGCAGCAGCAAATTACCAATATGAAGCAGCAACAGCTTGCGGCTGATCAACAGGCGCGGCTTGCGGACATCTCACACGCTGAGCAGATGGCCCAACTGGATCTGCAAGCCAACCTGATCACTCAGGGGCAACTGCTGCAATCGCAGGCCGAGTTCGAGCAACAGCGATACGCAATCGAAGCGGCTGCCCTGGAGCAGCGCAAGAAATTGCTTGAGCAAGATCCTGATCGCAATCCGGTGGCCCTGCAGCAGGTGCAACAACAGATCCTTGCACTCGAGCAAACACATCGCAACAGCATGGCGGTCATCGGCCGTCAGCAAACGATGGAGTCTCAGAGTAACTGGACCGGGATGGTCGGCAGTGTTCGCTCAAGTTGGACTGGCGGCCTGAATGGCATTTTGACCGGCACTATGTCCACCCAAGGTTTGCTCAACGGGATATTTGGCAGCATCGGTAGCGCGTTCATCGAGAACATGGTCACCGCCCCTGTGATGGCCTGGATGTTCGGGGAGACCGCCAAGACTGGAGCGACCGTGGCCGGCGTCGGGGTGCGTACTGCGGCGGAGTCGGGTGGTGCGGCGATGTCCGTGGCGATCTGGGGCGCGGCCACGATGAAGAACATTATCGCCAGCGCCTGGCAGGCCATGGCCGGCGCTTTCGCGGCCATGTCGGCAATTCCCATCATCGGTCCCGTGCTGGGTGTCGCTGCCGCTGCGGCGGCCGGCGCCTTCGTGTTTGGCATGGTGAAAAACGTGGCGTCGGCCGAAGGCGGCTACGACATTCCGGCGGGTACCAATCCGATGACCCAACTTCACGAACAGGAAATGGTGCTGCCTAAGCAGTACGCCAACGTCATCCGCCAGGCGGCGAATGGCGACGGGCAGCTGGGTGGCGGTGGCACCTACCACTACAACGATTACAGCGGCCGGATGACGCCGGCAGACATCCGGCGCAATGCCCGGGTGTTTGCCGAAGAAATGCAAAAAATGCGGCGCAACGGTGCCATCAAGGCATAGGGGGAAATCATGCCATTAGGTCCGTTCTGGCCACCACGCTGGATCGCCAGTTATCCAGACGTGGGTGAGGTGATCGACGGTGTGTTGCCGCGCATGCCGGGGCAAACACTGCTGTCGAAAAAGGCACCGGAGTGGAGCACGGGGGTGCAAAAGGCGGCCAGCGGCCGACGTCGCACCACCGCGTACTACTCGGCGCCTTTGTGGTCGTTCCAGATCAGCTACAACGCGGTGCGCAAACGGCCGGGTCTGGATGAGTGGACGCGGCTGATGGACTTCTTCAACAGCCGTAAAGGCCAGTTCGGCGAGTTCCTGTATTTCGATCGCTCCGATCACCTGGTGAAACTTCAGCGATTCGGTACCGGCGACGGAACCACCGTCACCTTTCAGCTTTCCCGTGCCATCGGCAGTTGGGTCGAGCCGGTGTATGGCGTCGTCAACATTGACGCGCTGACGGTCGGTGGAGCACCTGTTTCGAGCTACAACGTGGACGAGCTGGGGCGCATCACTTTTGCTGTGCCACCTCCCAACGGGGCGTCACTGGTGTGGAGCGGCGCGTTCTATTTCCGCTGTGCTTTCGATGCCGACTCGTTGGATGGCACCCAGCCGTTCCGGACGATTTGGGAAATGAAGAACATCGCCTTTACGAGTATCAAACCATGATCGATGCCAGCCCAGAGTTGAAACAGTTCCTGGCCACGGCGCGCAGCTTCGTGATGGCCGACCTGTACACGATTGCCTTGGCCAGCGGCCAAGTGCTGCGCTACACCGATGCCGGCCTGCAGATTTACCACGCCGGACAGAACTACTCGGCCAGCGGCCCGCTGATCAAGCGCACCGGGGTGCGTGCGGTGCGCGGCATCGAGGTGGATACCCTGAACGTCACCTTCACCGCCGGCCTGAACGACACGGTGTTGGGGGAGTCGGTGCTGCCCTTCATTGCCGGCGGCGGCTTCGATGGCGCGACATTAAATCTGGCCCGGGCCTTCATGGCGGACTGGGGCCAGCCGGTGATTGGAACGGTGACGCGCTTCATCGGCCGGGTGGCCGAGGTCGATCCCGTCGATCGTGAGCAGGCTACCGTGACGGTCAAGTCGCCGATGGAGTTGCTGGATACCAAAGTCCCTCGGGGTGTGTATCAGCCGTCGTGTTTGCGCACGGTATACAGCGCCGATTGCGGGGTGAATCGGGCGCTGTTCCAGACGGCCGGCACCGTCCAGGCCGGCAGCAATACCGCCCTGCGGATCAACTCCAACGTGATGGCGGAGCAGGGCTGGTTCGACCAGGGGGTGATTCGCTTCGTCAACGGGGCGAACGCCGGTGTGGCCCGCACGGTGCGCCGGCAGACCGGTGACGGCGCGGTCACGATGATCCTCGGCGTGCCCGCGGTGCCCGTCCCGGGCGACCAGTTCCTGATTTATCCGGGCTGCCCGCGCACGCTGGATGCCTGCACCAACAAGTTCGGTAACCGCGCGCGTTATCGCGGCATGCCCTTCATCCCGGTCGCGGAGACGTCCATATGAATGCGCTTGAAGCTCAACAGCGGGCGGCCGTGGTGGCCGAGGCCGAACGCTGGCTGCGCACACCGTACCAGCACCGTCAGCACTTGCTGGGTGTTGGTGTCGACTGTGCCTGGCTGCTGATCGAGGTCTACAACGCGGTCGGACTGATGCCCTTGATTGACCCCGGACCCTATGCCCAGGACTGGCACCTGCATCGCAGCGAGGAACGCTACCTGGACTGGCTCGACCGGTACGGCCACCCGGTGGAGACACCGCAACACGGCGACATGGCGGTGTGGCGTTTCGGCCGCACCTACAGCCACGGCGCGGTGGTAATCGATGAACACCGGGTCATCCATGCTTACCGCGATATCGGCGTGGAATACGCAGACATGCGCGAGGAACGGCTGGCCAGCCAGCTGGTGCGTTATTACACACTCAACCTATATGGAGTCAGCGATGGGGGGCAGCAGTAGCACCATTTCCACCAGCGCCACGCGCATCAATGCGCTGCAAGTGCAGAGCAGTGCCAGCGGCAAGCCGATCGCCTGGATTGCCGGCCGAAATCGCATCAGCCCCAACCTGATTTACTACACCGACTTCGAAGCCGTGGCGAAGACCACGAAGAAGAAATCGGGCGGCAAGGGCGGCGGCGGGGCGACCCAAAAAGACACCACCTACACCTACTACGCGGCGCTGATCCTCGCGATTGGTCGTGGGACGTTGGGTGCGGTTCACCGCATTTTCCGTGACAAGGAAGTGTTTACCGAAACGGTCATCAACGGGGTGACTCAGTCGGCCTTGGCTCAGGCGGGGTTCAGCTTTGCCCGGGGTGACCGGGACCAACCGGTGTGGGGCTTTCTTCAAACCAAGCATCCCGCCGAGGCCATCGCCTACGCGGACACCGCCTATGTGTATGCCGGTCGGTACCTGCTCAACGATAGCGCCGGGGTGCAGAACCACACGTTCGAGGTGGACGGTCCCTACCAAGTGCCGGGGTTGCCGGACGCCAATCCCGGGGAATTCTTGCCAGGGTTACTGCTCGATCCTTTGGACGGCATTGGATTCAACCCATGGTGGGTGGCCGACCTGAGCAATTATCGCAATTACTGTTTGGCTGAAAACCTGTTGTTGAGCCCGGTGCTCGATGAGCAGTCACCGGCCAGTGAAGCGATCGCTCGCTGGCTGCAACTGACCAACAGCGAGTTGGTCTGGTCGGCCGGTCAGCTCAAGGTCATTCCCTATGGCGATCAGGTCGTGACCGGCAACGGCGTGACCTGGTACCCGGATGTCACGCCAGTGGCAGATCTGACCGATGATGATTTTCTGGCCGAGGAGGGCGAGCCTCCGGTCTCACTCAAGATCAAGAGCCAGGCGGACAGCTACAACGAAGTCTCGCTGGAGATCCTCGATCGCGCTCACGAGTACAACACCGATGTGGTGCGCGGCACCGATCAGGCGGCCATCGAGCAGTTCGGCTCGCGACCGATGGAGACGATCAAGGCCTATGAGATCTGCGATGTGGCGATCGGCGCGCATGCTGCGCAGTTGCTGGTGCAGCGCAAGCTGTACGTGCGCAATGAATACCAGTTTTCCCTGGGCTGGCAGCATGTGCTGCTGGAGCCGATGGATCTGGTCACCATCACCGAACCAGGCTTAAACCTGCAGCAGCGCTTGGTCCGTTTGATCTCGGTCGAGGAGGACGAAGAGGGCAAGTTGGCGGTGGTCGCCGAGGATGCGTTGTTGGGTGTCGGCAGCGCGCCCAATTACCCGGTGCAAAGCAAAAGTGGTTTTCAAAGCAATCAGAATGCCGCACCCGGTCCGGTGCTGGCACCGATCATGTTCAACCCACCCGAAAGCCTGTTGCTCGCCGGTGAGTTGCAAGTGTGGGGCGCCGTGGCCGGTGCGAGCCCCAACTGGGGTGGCTGTGAGATCTGGATCAGTGCCGACGGTGACAGCTATCGGATGGTTGAAACCATCTATGGTCGGGCACGTATGGGGCAGCTTTCAGCCGCCCTGGCGGACGGCAACGATCCGGACACGGTCAATACCCTGTCCGTGCAACTGGCGGCTCCGGACGAACTGGCGGCCGCGACTACCGCCGAGGCGGATAGCGGCGCCACCCTGTGCTGGGTGGACGGAGAACTGCTCAGTTATCGCGATGCCACGCTGACCGGCGTGGGGGCTTATCAGTTGGGCTACCTGCGACGCGGGCGGCTGAGCTCGGCGGTGGCCAGTCATCCCAGCGGAGCACCGTTTGTACGCCTGGACGACGCGGTCTGGAAATACAGCTATGCCCGGGATCAGATCGGTAGAACGGTGTGGGTCAAGTTCCGCTCGTTCAACGTGTACGGTCGGGCGTTGGAGGATCTGGCGGACGTCACGGCGTACAGCGTCACCTTGTCGCCCGCGCGGGTGGTCCCTGCGCCGGCGCAGAACCTGGCATTAGTTGGCTCATTCGAAACGCCGTATTTCACCGTCAGCTGGACGGCGGGGGCTCGTGCGGAGGATCGGTTGGTGCGGATCCACAACGCGGGCAGCAATGCGTTGCTGCGTCAGGTGACGACCACCAGCACGGCCTTCACCTACCAACGCGACGATGCGCTGGTCGATGGTGCGCTGATTCGCAGCTACCGCGTCGAGATCATCGAGCGCAACGCCGCTGGCGGCGCTCCGTCGGCCTCGCTGTTGGTCTCCAACAGCGCACCGGCCGCCGTGAACGGGACAGCGGCCACCGTGAGCGGTACCACGGCTGATGTGAGTTGCGATGCTAGCGACGCTGCAGACGCTGCCGGCTACCTGTTTGTGTACTCAACGGTCGCCGATTTTGATCCGGCCATCGCCGGGACCGTTGGCTACCAAGGCATGTCCCGAATGGCGCAGATCACTGGCTTGACCGCCGGCACTACCTACTACCTTTGCGCCGCGGCTTACGACACCTGGAGCAGCACCCGCAGTCAGCTCAACTTTGCCCCGGCAATTACCTTCAACACCTGACAGAGACTCGATATGCAACCTATTCAATTCTTCGCCGCCAGGGCTGAGGACGGCGCTCTGCTGCCTGGTGCAACGATAAACGTATACATCAGCGGCACCTCGACTCTGGCGAATTTGTACAGTGACGAGAACACGTATGTGCCGCTGGCGAATCCTGCGTATGCCGATGCCAATGCGGGAGTGTTCTTCTATACGAGAGAGCGAAAGATTGACGTTGCGATCAGCCGCGGTGGTTATGTGGCGCCGTTGTTGCGAGGGATCGTCACCACCGACCCCGGCGACGTTTTGAACGCGGCGGTCTCCGCTGCCGACCGTGCGGAGGCCGCCAGGGATGCGGCCCAGCTGTCGTCGGGGATCTACCCCAATACCTCAGCGGGCATCAGTAACACCGCATCCGGTCACTATTTCAGCGTGCCCAGCCCTGAGTGGAGTCAATCGCTGATCCTGTATTTGAACAACGGCGGCGTGCCACTTGAAATTAAGCGTTATCCCAGTAGCGCCATTCTGGACATTGCCCGGCGGAGTAACTACCAGTTGTCCGGGCGCACGACGAAGGTCGAAAAGGGTGCCTTGAGTCTGGATTTCACGGTGAGCTGGGGCCGGCTCTACCTCTTCACCGGCACCGGCAAGGCCCGAGCCAACGTTCAGGCTGTGACTGACCTGGTGGTGCCGGACGGTAAATGTGCTTATGTGGATCTGGCCGAGCCCTTGGTCGGCGGCGAGTACCTGGTGCACGTGTCATCGCTCCCGCTGACGGCGATTGCTAACCCGCCGGGGTCCTACATCGAAGACAGCAAAATTATTCTGTTCACCTGCCTGAACGGCATCGTCGGTGGGGCGCTGTATCCCCAGTACCACTCCGTGGGCGATGGGGTGGTGTCGCGTGCGGCCTTGACCGGCGCGTTGCAGAACACCCTGGACCGGGCCGGCTGGCACGTGGTGGGCCGGGCCACCAAGCTGCAGCGCAACGTGGGTACGCCAAGCACCTATGCAATCAGTTTTTCGGAACTGACGGTCACCGGTGGTTTGACCTTTTCGTCGAAAAAGGTAGCCCCAGTCAGTGGCCAGAATGTGCCGTTCGGTGAAGCGATCTATGTGGATCTGGACAGTGCTCCCAATGAGAGCGGTCAGCTGGTTCCGCAAGTCACGACCGGTGGTTTTACGGCCGGGATGTTGGCCTCTGGTGCGTTCGTCACGGACCGGAAGGTGTATCTGTTGATCAACGGCACCTCCGGGCTTGGTGGCCCTCTGGCCCGGCAGGAAGCCTCCGTTGATTCCATTGATCAAACGTTGAAGAACCGCACGGTGCGTGCGGCCTATCAGGTGATTGGCGACATTAGCCGGTTCCTTCTCAGCGGAACGGCGTGCGTCATGTCGTTTGGCGATCTTCGTGTTGCGCGGGGTGTGGGCAACACTACGCTGGTGATCGCGGGTCTTACAGATGTGTCGGTCACCCTAGGACAGGCGCTTTACGTCGATCTGGGCGCCGAGCTGGTCGGCGGGAAGTTGGTGGCCGAGGTCACCACCGCCGGCTATTCGAGTGTTGGCGGTAGCATCGCCTCGGGCGCATTCGTCGATGACAACAAGCTCTACCTGTTTATCAATGATGGGGCCGGGTATGGCGGTGCGCTGGCCAATCGAAGGCCGCTGAACACGTATCTGGGCGAAGTCTGGCTGAAACAGGCGCCGATCAATATCACCTTTGACCCGACTACCCGAACGCTGGCCTGGGACAACTATTTGATTCTGCCCACTAACAGTGGGCAGGGGCGCATCAAGATCGCCCCAGGCTCGTTTTCTTTCACCAGCACCGGGTTCAATGTCGCCTACCTTGACCTATCGGCCACGGTAACGACCGGCGACACCCCGGCTACGGCAGTGAAGGGAGGGGTGTATTACGAGTCTCCTAGCCCTGACCGGTTTCGAGGCCTGCCCAATCAACTGCCGATGTTCTACTGGAACGGCGCTAACGACTTCGGGTCGCTCTGTGGTTTTCCGCGTGCATCCGAGCCAGGCGCGACGGTGGTATCGACGCTGGCGCCGGATGATGTCGTGGTCAAGGTCGGGGCGACTCTGGTCAGCACTTTTATCAAAGGCAGCAAAGCCACCTCGAAAAAGTACTTGGAGTTCACCCTGGGCTATGAGTACAAGCCGTTTGACCCTACCGGGGCGGATGCCTATGGCAATGCGGATTTGTGGCGGTTGAAGCACGCCTACGAGGCCGACTTGGACCCGGTGGCGATCTCGTTCGTCCGCTCGCGTTCGGGCAAGGCGCTGCTCAATGGCGGCGAGATTACTTGCGCGATCAAGGAGCAGGGTGCGCCGGACTACATCGGTGGCTTTCACGGCGATGAGGTCAAGAGCACGGCGATATTGCTGCTCGATGGCGTCGAAATCCCGATGGGCACGGTAGCGACCTACGTCGGCAAGAAGTTGCAGTATGTCCAGCGCTCGACGCTGTTCAAGTGCAACACCCAAACGGCGGTGGCCACGCGGTCGCAGAGCTTGGTGCTCAGTCATGAAAGTGGCCACGCGAAGATCGACATGTCACAAAAGGTCGTGTGGTCGCAATCGCTGGTGCTGGAGGCCGCAATGCTCACCATGCTGCCAATCAAGCGCCTGCTGGATGACTCGACGGGCGAGGTGATTACCAATACCGCGCTGCGCTCGCCCTATGTTGGCAAAGAGGATGTATCTGTCGCGGGCTTTCCCCAGGTAGCCACTTTGGGGTGGTTGCCTGATTCCCAGATTTGGGGGCCTACCGGGATCTCTGCGAGCATTCAGATCTTGAAGCATCCGGGGTATGCCGATTGCGGTTTCTATGTGGCCAACGCGCCGTTCTACAACAAGGACTATTACAGCGTTGCCGGCAGCGCGGTCAGCACCATGGGCGGGGTAACGCACACCACTCTGCCCGGAGAAACCTGGAACGTGGACAGCGTCATCAAGATGACTACCAATCTCTGATCTAGCGCCAGACAGGGACGGAAGTCCGTTGTGCAGTGCCGTTTCGTAGAAGAGCCATGCCCGCCGAATGCGGGCTTTTTTTCGCCTGGAGAAAAGTGATGACTGCAACAGAAAGAGACCGCGACATCCTTGCACGCACGCTGTGGGGTGAAGCCCGTGGCGAATCCCTGGCCGGCCAGATCGCCGTGGCCTGGACCATTCGCAACCGCGTGAACGATGGCAAGGCCAAATCGTGGTGGGGGGAGGGCTATGCCGGTGTGTGCCAGAAGCCGTACCAGTTCAGCTGCTGGAACAGGAACGACCCGAATTTCGCTTACCTGAGTGGCGCCAAGCCAATTCCTTTCCGCGAGTTTGCCCAGGCGCAGATCGCGGCCGACCAGGTGATGGCGGGCAAGGTGTCAGATCCGACCGGTGGGGCGACCCATTACTACGCGACCACCATGCCCAAACCACCTACGTGGATCAAGGACGCCAAGCAGACGCTGACGCTCGGGCGCCACATTTTCTTCAAGGATGTGCCGTGAGCCCCGTGGCACTGATGTTTGCGTAATACCAGGTCACGCTGAAGACGCTGGCCTGAACCTTTCCCAACACCCGAGGCAACAAAATATGCAACTGATTAGTAATTGGAAAGATGGTCTGAAGATGTCCAGCGTTCAGGCTGGCGGTGCGATTGCAGCGCTGGGCATTGCTGAGCAGATGCTGCCTCAGTTGCAGGCGGTACTGCCGCCTGCAGCCTACGGCGTTCTGGGCATTCTGGTGATGCTGGCACGGGTGATCCTGCAGCCCAAGCTGAGTAACTAGCGAGGGACTGGCGCGAGCTCAAAGAATTGTTGCCATCACCGGCACCGGCGATCAAGGATTGATCGCCCTGGCTGCGTGTTAGGTCTATGGACGGGCGTTGATGGCGGATTTACCTGTCGCCCGGTAACCCGAGGGGCTGATCTGTGCAAGTGAGGGCGCGTAGCTTTGCGGTGAGCTCGCTGATGTGCTTGTCTTTGGCCATCAACTCCCAGTTGCTCCGGTTTTCGATCTCGGTCGAGAGCCTGTTCGCATCTGCCGCTTCAGCTTTGGCAGTGGCCAATTGAGAGCGAAGCCTGTCGCGCTCACCGATCGCCTCGGCATGCATTTCGACCAGCTTGAATATTTTCTCGCGCGCCTGGCGCAGCTGCAGAGTCAGTTCCTGAACTTCGTTCTCGAGCATTCGAAGCTGATGCCGGCAGGTATCGAGCGGCGTCGGGCAGCCAAGCCAGTCGCTGGTGTCTTCGATTTCGTACGGATCCACGGTCATACCTTACAGATACTGGTTTTATATACAGTAGTTGAGGCGTGACGATTAGGCGAGATCAAGGTGACGAACTGCTGGGCCATTCCGGCTTCGTAGCCTCAACACTAAAGTAAAAAGAGCGACCGAGCTGGGTGCGTCAACACCCAGCTTGGCCGCCATCCCTGCAGATTGTCCCTGCAAGTCCAGCCAAGGCTCTTGCTCCGTGCACAAAGCGCGGAGAGCCTAGCACCTGTTTATATATACAGTAAAGGTCTTGCTATCTATGTCCACACCCATCATTCCTTGGATGGGCGGCAAACGCCGCCTGGCCGACCGCCTCATTCCACTTTTTCCACCTCACGAGTGCTACGTTGAAGTCTTTGCCGGCGGTGCCGCGCTGTACTTCATGCGGCCCCAGGCGGCGCCCGTTGAAGTCCTCAACGACATCAATGGCGACCTGGTGACGCTGTATCGCGTCGTGCAGAACCACCTCGAAGAGTTCGTGCGCCAGTTCAAATGGGCGCTCAGCTCGCGTCAGGTATTCGAGTGGCAGAAGATGACCCGTCCCGAAACCCTCACCGACATCCAGCGCGCCGCCCGATTTTTCTACCTGCAGCACCATGCCTTCGCAGGCAAGGTCACCGGGCAGACCTTCGGTACCGCGACCACTGGCCCGGCCATCAACCTGCTGCGGATCGAGGAAAACCTCTCGGCCGCCTGGCAGCGGCTGTCCGGTACCTACGTGGAAAATCTGCCCTGGCTGGAATGTGCCGAGCGCTATGACCGACCGCATACTTTCCACTACATGGACCCGCCGTATTGGCAGACCGCTGGCTACGGCGTGGACTTTCCGTTTGAGAACTACGAGCGGATGGCCGACTTCATGCGGCGGTGTAAGGGCAAGGTGATGGTGAGCATCAACGATCACCCGGACATTCGACGAGTGTTTGAGGGCTTTCATTTTGAGACGGTGGATATCCGGTACAGCACGTCGAACCAGCGGCAGGGGAAGGCTGAGGTCAGCGGGGAACTGGTGATCATGAATTGGGAGCCGGCAGCATTAGGCGGGCTTTTTTAACAACAGGTATAAGTTGAATAGGCCTTCGAGGGGGGAAGCTCGGGGCCCATTATTTTCTGCTGTGTTCTCTTGGATCAGGGCGCGCAATGCTTCTTCCTGAATGCCCTCGCCGATCATTGCTCCAGCACCACCAGGCGCACCGTGGCCGCCTGCTCAAAGGCCAGGTACAGCCCTTCGAGACTCGCCGCGTTCAGCGCCCGGACCGTTTCCAGCCCCAGGGCAAAGCCTTCGGCGCGGTCCGCCGCGCGCGCGCAGTCGGCCGCCGTGCGCGCCTGGGCGATGGCGCCCAGCAGTTTCAGCGCGCGGGCGCGCACCGCTGACGGTAGGTTCAGCGCGGCCAGCGGGTCATGCCCGTTCATGCCCGTTCATGCCAATTCCGCAGGCACCACGGATTCTGGTCCGCCCAGCGCCGTCGCCTGATCAACAAAGGTCTCTGCTTGGGCTTTGGTCAGCGCGCCTAGGTGGGACAGGCTAAACAGCCACGCAGCGAGGCGCAGCGCACAGCTCGGTTCCTGACGGGCGACCTCATCCAAGCGGTTAAACAGCTTTTCCGTTTGGCTCTGCGAGGATTCCTTAAGGCACTCGGGCTTCTGCACGGCGGCGATGTCCTCGGCCAACGCGGCAACGTCCGGGGCAAGCGCCCGCAGATCCTGTAGGCGCTGTTCAACGTAAGGCGTGACGGGTAATGGCATGGGGGCTTTTCCTTTTCGAGTAAGCGGCCCCCCACGGCGTAAAACCAGGGGCGGGGGGCTGGTGGTCCAGTGTATGGGGTGGTGGTAGCCGTGGCCAATCAAAAAGGCCCTCACATTTGGCGTTAGTGTGTGGGCCTGTTCAACATAAACGCCGCTATACGAAGCCTCAGATAGGAAACGTAGACGCGTATGCTGCTTTCAACGCTTCCAATCAGCCACTGGCCCTATTTGTATCAGTCAATGCGTAATGCGAAGAGAGCTGGGCGGACCACCAATAAGATCCAGCCCCTTAGCCGTTAGTAATACACCGGTAGCCCAGTAGGAATGACCAGTGCCAGAAACATATTTTTCAGACTCAAGAAAGCGGACACACAGCGCAGCAAAAACGTGCTGAGGCATGTGTTCCGTCTCAACATGCCGATTATAAACATCGTTTGTTTCGACATGAGCCGGGCCATCAGCAAGACCCAAATCATCAAAGTGAAGATCAATAGGCCGCGGAAAAGCATCCGCCAGAGCCGACAGTACACGCGTTACGACGCGATCAAATTCGGCAGCATTTTTCAGATCCATTGGAGAAGCTCTTTAGCAGGATTGGGGAAACGAGTGTAAACCATGGCCTCGCATAATGGGCGCTATGGCTAAATCCTCGCCGGGAGCTCCTTTCAGGCGGAAAAGTCTTTTCAGTAAGGGGCAAAACTTTTCCGGTAGCGGATCGCGTTACGGTTATCAACACACCGAGCCTTTGCTGTGGCGGGGGGCATCTCTGCGCGGTTAGGTGCGCTCGTCCTCAATCTGCCCATCTCAGCTCAGTGGTTATGAGCCTTATTGCTAGGGGCAATAGGTTGGGGAAAGAATTTTAGATTGTCGCCGGTTCTATTTTAAAGTCCGCACACGGAGCAGTGGTTTCGTTCCGATATTGTTTTGGATGAAAATCTCGATGGTTCCTATTTCGTCATCTACGCCCTTGATCTCGTCGTTATAGACGTCAGCAGTGATGTTGTTTTGTTGGAAGAGTTTCAATATTTCTTTTTTTTGATGTTGTAGGGATGCCAAATGACTAACCGCCATTTTTAAGGCTTGCAATGTGGTTTTTCGATATTCCACTTGGATGGAATCATTGAGCTGTAAAAGTTCTTCGGTATACTCACCAAATTTAGTGCGTGTTGCCATCATGCCGTTAGCAGCTTCGAACCTTAGATGCTGGCTCATAATGTAATCGCACGGATTTACGATGTAAGGCCCCTTAGCTTCATTCTTTGGCCAGTCATTATTTTTGCGAGAATTGCAACTGCCGCAACAGTAGTATAGATTCTGATAGTCGCATTCTAAGCTGGCAAATTTTGGTATGCCCTTAGGGCGATAATGGTCAACTCCAAAGTTCAAGTTTGGTGCGCTGCTGTCAGGCTGTCGGCAATAAACACAAGTCCTTGAGAATTCGTGTTGTAGATAACGCTTATAAGTTTGATAGCGTTTAAATAGTTTTGGGGTCAAAGACCTTGTGTGCTTCGACTTCGGATACTGGAAAACAGTGAGATTCAAGTCGGCAGCCCCAGCCTTTTTGCGCGATCAAGTATAGATTGCTCGACAGATTTTATAGAGTCAATAGATGCCTCTAGGTGGCTTATCTGCTCAACGGATACTCTCGGTGCACGCTCGATTAATCTGGAGTTGAGGATTTCAAGGCGTGCAATCATTTCTGCAGAAATTGAGTCATTTGCATATTTAATGGCAAGAAGCTTTATACGGTCTTCAGCGATCTTGCTTATCTCCAAATCTCTTCCTTGAACTTGTCGTTCATTAACAAGAGGGCGGAGTAATCGAACATCTGCGCTCTTCGGAAGGAGAGATGTAGCGTCATTCTGCGGAGAGGTTTTTGGAACCTTTTCCGTACCATCGATATCCGCAGCGGCAAAGTTTAAACCGGCATACCTAGTTGTTAAAAACTGTGTAGCGCCCAGGTCGAAGTTTTCTTTTGGAGGGTTTCGCCCCAAAGCGGCTTGTGAGGCATAAAAAATTGACGGGGCCGGCGCTGGGGTAACATCTACGTAATAGTCCATGATCAAATCATCCCTTCCGAGTCTTGTTATCTGCGGATAAAGCGTTTCTTGCCTTATCAGTAATAGACCAGTCGAACAGATCAAATGCTTGGCGATGCATAATATCGAGAGCAGCAGCAGTATCAGACAGTGAAACCTCTGAGCGGTACGTATCAATGTCTATTAAATAGTCAGGTTTAGGCGGTGCATCGTTGGTGCGATTAAGCTGAATTCCATGTTGAAATAAGCATCCACCGTCTTCAGCCAATAACTGCATTCTGCCGCCAAAATCACTTATTCCTGCGAAAAGTTCGGAGGTTATGGGGGCTGTTAATGCGGGATTTATCCAATTGGTAATGTCTTCATCTTCACTTTTCAATACATTGATATATCGAAGTCCGATGCGAGTGAAGAAGTCGGAGTCAATTACCTTTTCAGCGGCCTCCAGAACTTGAAGAACACGCTCGCGAAGATTTTCGAAGCCCGAATAAGCAGTGGTTTCAATCGATAGAGCATTCTCTTTTAGCGAGATGCTCCAGCCGCCTTTAGTAGATCTTAAAATGTGTATATTGCTAGAGCCGGTATTTCCTGAACCAATGCCAAGCGTGAACTCATTGTTCAACTCTAACAACGGGTAATCTTTACGCAGCGCTTTGACGAATGATGCAGGCGGACGCTGTTCGCCTAGTTCCATGAGAGTTGGAAAACGTAGCTCGCAAACAGCCTGTTTCAAAAAATTACGCTTATAGCGATTTTCATTGTCAGACCGAGTACGTACTAAATCGTCAGCTTTCCAACGTGCGCTCATGATGGTCTCATCGCTAGGTACAAAAGGCGGCCATGATGGCACGGATTCCCAGTAGTGTCAGTATTGTCACGGGGTTCGCTCACACCAATCATCGAAAATCAAGCCGGTCCTGGCAGTATAGACGCCAGTTCCCAACAGGAGAGGCATGCCCTACGTGCATGGGAGATCTGGGCTTGTCGGTAGCTCCACTCAACGACGTAGTGGCGCTCGCACCAATGCGGTATTGAGCCTGGTGTAGTGTCGACCTCAATCCTTCTCCTTCGCTATCAGCCGTGCCAAGCCTTGCTTGATAAAACCAGCGTTGTCCCCAATTCGCGCCAAAGCAGTCTGGCAGCGACAGTGCCCGTGATTGGAGCCGAAAGTGGTTGCTTGAATTTTGCTGCAGACAACGTCGGAGGATCGTGCTGAGGCAGGAGGGAGAAAGGGAGTTGGTACAGAGCTGGTACGCGGGTTACAGAGTAAGGCTTTTTGGCCTTTATTTGCGGGAGGTGGAAGATGAGTCAGTCCGATCCATCATTGGGCCCGCTTCACTAGGCTCGCGACAGGTCTCGCTCAGCAGATATGACGTCGGGGATCAGGGCTGGAGACGGGAAATCACTCAGGTGTCATGAGCACCGCGAGTGTCATCTTGATGAAATCCTCATTCTTGTCGATGGCCTCCAGAGCGCCGCGCACATTGTCGGCGACGTCGGCCGATCCGCGCATCTCCACCCAATTTGAAAGCTCCAGGATGGCGGCCTCAAGCGCGAGCTGGTTTTCGTTGAGCTTGAATAGCAGGGAAGGGAGCAGGTCTGAGTTTGGCATCGTGAATCCTCCGTGGAGTTTTCAGCGTAGCAGCAGGATTTCTCGGACGGTGATCGGGGGTGTTGGCAGGATGCGAGAAGGCGGGGAAAACGGGAGAGTTTTGTAACGACACCCGAAAAGTTTTGTAACGCTTCGGGTGTGGTCGGATTTTCGCCAAATCCCAGAAACGAAAAAGCCCTGAAAAATCAGGGCTCTAACGTATAAAGATGGCGGAGGCGATGGGATTCGAACTCATGGACCTGTTACAGTCGACGGTTTTCAAGACCGTTGCCTTAAACCACTCGGCCACACCTCCGTTTGCGTTGCGGGCGCCATAATACCTGAATGAAACACACTGTCAAACTCTCTGCATAGCTTGTTACAGGGCGTCTGTTATGATCTTTGCGACTGAACGTTTCAAACCAACAGGAGTGTCGCCATGCGCGAACAGGATTACGCAGTTAATAACAGCGTGCAGGCTGAGCAGCTAGAGGTTAGCCGCGTCCTGCGCAACACATACGGCTTGCTCGCCCTGACCCTGGCTTTCAGCGGTGTGATGGCCTTCGTTGCCCAGCAGATGCGTGTTGGCTACCCGAATATTTTCGTGGTGCTGATCGGCTTCTACGGTCTTTTCTTCCTCACCAACAAACTCCGTGACTCGGCCTGGGGCCTGGTGTCGGCATTTGCCCTGACCGGTTTCATGGGGTTCCTGCTCGGCCCGATCCTCAACCGTTACCTGGGTATGCAGGGCGGCGCTGAAGTGGTCAGCTCGGCATTTGCAATGACGGCGCTGGTGTTCGGCGGTCTGTCGGCGTATGTGCTGATCACCCGCAAGGACATGAGCTTCCTCGGCGGTTTCATCACGGCAGGCTTCTTCGTGCTGCTAGGTGCGACGCTGGCGGGCATGTTCTTCCAGATCAGCGGCCTGCAACTGGCGATCAGCGCAGGTTTCGTGCTGTTCTCCTCGGTCTGCATCCTGTTCCAGACCAGCGCCATCATTCATGGCGGCGAGCGTAACTACATCATGGCCACGATTAGCCTGTATGTATCGATCTACAATCTGTTCATCAGCCTGTTGCAGCTGTTCGGCATCATGGGTCGCGATGACTGA